TTCTTTAGCAACTTTAATAAGTTCTTCAACTGCTTTGTGCCCAGCTTGGATTATGTTCAACTTCGTTTCCTTGACGTTCATATTTAATTACAATATCATTAGATTTCATACAATAAAGACGTTTACCGTCTACAATAAAATCATATTCTCCGTCTGGTGTATAACCTATAAGATCTCCCTCGCTTATTTCTAGCGCTTCTAATGCACTATTACCGTACTTTAATATACCAATAAGGAATTGCTCTAAATTGTTGTTTACATTAACTTCATCTTTTATAGGAGCAACAAAACAACGGTTGCCAAAAGCTTTCCATTTGTCTTTACGCTTATATAAATATACTTGATTTAATTGAACAAAATAAAGATTATCTTTAAAATATGCTTTACTGTTTTTTTCTTCACCTCTAACATTATACCATCTTCTAAATACATTATGATGAATCATAATTAAATCTCCAACTTTAATTGAAGTTTTATATATTTTAGGAACTTGTATAACCTTAGCTATATTATTTACAGATTTAAAAGTTTCTAGCTGTGTGTTAATTATAAGGCTTTTGTCACCTACTTTAACTTCATTATTATATCGCTGGCCTACTGGCTCAACGATAAAATCAAATAAGCTTTTCACTAATACTCTAAATCGTACTCAACGGATATAGCCATGTTAGAGTTAAATTTCTTCCATGGCAATACCTCGTCTTGTTTTTTGATAAAAATATTATAAGAATTATCTTCTTTGTCAGAAAGTATATGTGATATAGTATGACCTCCATATACTGATTGCCCTATTGAGTAGTGCATAGCATCAGTTTTGTAGTCAGAACCAATACTTATCTTTCTAATGTTAGATGACATTACTTCTTATCTTCTTCTTTTTCAATAGGTTTGTATGTTCCATCTTCTAAATTAATATTGATAGAGCCATATTCCTTTTCTAGTTCTTTTTTGAAATCCTCGGTTTTTTTGTTCTCTTCACCGAATTTCCCTAATACTTGGGCTTTTTGGGCTTCTAAAAATCCAACTTCATTTAAAAGTTTGTTTAACTCTTTTTGAAAGCCTTGAATTTTTTCTAACTGGTCTTTGGTAATCATTGATTTTACTTCACTCATATTATTAAATTTAATTATTTGTTGCCTATTGCTTTAAATTTTTCTGCACCTCGAGAACCAAAATAAGCAACATAAACGGTTATCAAAAGTGATTTTAAA